AAAGCCCTGGTTATTGCGTGGGCTTCTTCTCTTGATTCGGTGTCATTTTTGCTGCTTTGCAAGAATCTTTTCACCATTTCAGCTCGTAGACTAACAAAAACAGCTATAAAAGTATCATCTGCTAACAATTTTACAGCCTGAGATTTTAAAATCATTGAACATTGCTCATTCTAGGAGCTTCCTGTAATCGCTTAACACGCTCAACGTCAACGGCTGTGCCGTATTGACCCAGTATCCTAGCTGCTTCAACCAGCAAGTCTTGGTTCATTTGGTCACGACTTAGATCATCACCAGCTTGTAATTCGCGGTATTTAAGCTGTAATTCAGCCAGTTCTTTGCCTTGATCGCTTTGCATTTCAGCAGCTTTGACTTGCATATTAGCTTGCATCTTGATCTGATCGCCCTGCATCTTGCCTTGCATACGCATCTGGTCGCCCTGTAGCTTCGCCTGGGCCTTGATCTGTTCAGCTTGGATAAGAGCTTGTGCCATTGGGTCGCCCTGCTCACCCTGCGCCATTTGTGCCGATTGCTCTGCCATTTGCGCCATTAGCTGCTGTTCGGTTTCTGGGTTCATGGGTGCATAATAACGATCTGCATTATTGAACCCACTTAGTTCTAAAGTATCTGCTAAGGTATTACGCATTTGTGTCATTGAAACTAAGCCATTCTGAGGCCCATAGGTTTGCCAAATCTGCTGCTGTGTTTGGAAGGTTTGCATTAAAGCCGCAGCTTTAACATCTTCTTGACCTGTGCCTAAACCAACATTGATTTCCATATCCATATCAATGTCCCAAACACTAGGGTCAACAGGCACAAACTGTCCGTTTAAACGCATCATTTGCTCGTCTGGCGAGTTTTTAACGGCAATGTGTAGCATGAGCTTAAATAGTCGCTTAGTCCCTTCTGCAAGGTTTCTAGCCATGACTTCCACTTGCCCTGCTTGGGCTTGAGCAGTTAGTGCAGCAGCAGTGGCAGACGTATTCTGCAACATATCTGGGTTTAGACCCATACTCATTTTAGAAATGCCTGTCTTTTCTTCAACCAGCATATCTAAATATTGCAGGGCTGGTAATGTTGAACCAGCTACAAAAGGCACAGTAAGGGGATTTACTGAGCCAATTTGTTCAGAGCGAATGATTGCACCAATCTCGTTATTTAGCACATCATCCATTTCCACCAAATCCTCGTTGACTTCAAGGCGTGGTGTATTAACTAAGGCCACGTTGTCAATAATGCCGCGCAATACGCTAGTGGTGGTGTCCTGATCGTTAATGACTAATTCAGCCAAAGATCGCCCATAAAAAGCATGAGGTTCTGGGTCAACGTGAAAATCAGCAAAAGGAGCTTTATCCCAAGGCTCCATTTCTAATACTTCGTAATCAGTGCCACCACATAAGAACTTGTGCAGCGTAGGTATACCGTCACCCTCTAAATCAATTCTCAAGTAAGCCTCAGTTAAAATAACCAGGCGCATCGATGGGTCGTTGTCTACGTCATCATCCTGAATCGAATCGCCAAAGCGTTGTATTTTTTCAATGCCGCCACTAATCGAACCATCATCTGACCCAGATAGCGTATCAACAACTTCTGGGTCTATGCCCATAGCCACTAGATCGCCTGCTCGTTTCTCACTTCGATGCAAAACGATATACGCATCATCAATGGATTTAGCAGTACCATCAATGAAAAACTCTTCAGGCGGTATGCCCTCAATGACCATTTCGCCCTCTTCATATTTGTGCGAAATAACCATACTGTGAACATTGCGCTCAATCTCAATGCCGCTTTCGTCCATTTCCATTTCAATATCTTGCCGATGTTCCACAACTTCAACATCATCTTTATTGACTAAAATCTGTACTTCTTCATCAGACAAGTTTTCATAACTATACGTCTTAGCTTGATTTTCCGTATTCCACCACACCTTGGTAATGCCTACTTTTTTAACCAGGGAGTCATGGATTGCATTACTAAGTACGTTATAGCCATTACATTTGTTAAACACCCAATGCGTATAGGCTGTTGCTTGTTCAGCACTGGCAACGTCTTCTGCTTTTTTAGGTGTAAACTCAACAAACTTATTATTAGACATAAAAATACGCATAAGACTTGGTTTAGCACCACGAACTACATCACGCACTTTAGTTGAGACAACTCTTGATCGACCATCTTCATGGTCTAAGTCAGTGCCGCCATCAAAGTATTTCTGAGCGCGTTCACGCTGCCCTGCAATATCTGAATCAACGTAATCAATGGCTGATTGAATAGCGGTTTTAATCGCACTTTGAATATCTTGTTCTGACATTTTTGACATTGTTAAATCCTATTAATTAGATAGCAGACTTTGAGTTGCTTTTTCGCCTTGTGTACCGCCATAGTATGCAGCCCCACGTTGAGCCGATGCTTGAACACCTTGCATGATTTGTGCAACTTTCTTTTGTACAGCCATCATTGCGCTTTTATCAGTTAATGCTTTTCTTACTAGTTCTGGGTTATCCGATAAAAGAACATCAACTATTTTTCCGCGCTGCGCCTCT